TAGTCCAAGTTACTGTTCCTGTTTTTCCTCGATCAATTATTTGTGCAATGTTATTCATTACAACCATATCATAGTCTTTGTATGTAGCAGTATTAACTGATAGGTTCAATGTATCTCTTTGTATACGATCAGTCTGCTTATCCATAGTTGGTCTTTCTTGTGGAGCATCAGAATATGCCTTTAATTCAGGTGTACTAATACCTAATGCAATATTACCATTTGATTCGTCAAATATACTCATAATAACATTTGTTATAATACCTAACTTTTTAACTTTAGCAGGCATGTTAATGTATATTGGAGTTGTAAAACTAAGTTGTGCAACATCAATTTCACTTTCTGTTCCAATTGGAATACTTCTATTACTAAAACTTGTGCTAGTTAATTCTACACTAGTTAAACTACTCCAGTCGACATAATTATCTGTTGTTTGTATTTCTAAACTAGGATTAAACAACATTAATAACTGTTCCATAATTTGTAATTTTTGATCTGTGTTAGTTGACCAAATATCTACATTAACATTTAATGTATATGGACTAGGCATTATACGTTCTACTGTATAATTTTTACCTTGTGTGTTTAAATATTCACTACCAGTAGAATCGTAAGCACGTTCTCTAAGATGCACTTTACTAGTAAATGAACTATCACTAGTTCTAGTTCGGTCTTGTTCTAACCCCGTGATGTATACTGACATACGCGGCGCACTTGGTATTTTGTTTTCTGAATTATCTCTTAAAATATGACCAACTTGACGTGTAATATCGCCATACATAACAGGTACACGAACTATTTTATCATCGCCGTCTTTGTATGAAAAGTTACTAAACAGTCTTACTAACTGAGTAACATATCTACGTATTTGTCCATCATAAAAATGTTGCATTACTCTTTACCTTTACAAGATTTACAACCGCAGTCATTTAAGAAAAAATGTACAATGGCCATTGTAAACCACATCCATGTCATTTCACCTATACCAAACAGTGTATTGCCGTGTGCAGGCATATCGTGATCCATATGCATCACTGGCATCATATCTAGATATAAAAAATATACACCTAGCCCTGCAAAAATTATTCCTGCAATATTATGTCTAATTATTCTCATTAATTATCCGCCTTTGGTCTTAGAGCTTTACCTAATCCTTGTCTTTCTACAACAGTTTCACCTGCAATAGTTGATTCATTTGTATTGTTAACAAACGTACCTTTTTGTGTTTGTTTTGTATTAGTATTTGTCATTGTCATTCTTACATTATCTTCCATCTTAACCCATCTTCTACCGTCATATCTAAATAATCTATTTGGCATCATATCAATTCTTAGAAAATAATCACCTTCAGCTTGCGTAAGTGGAAAACTAATACCACTTCCAAATGCTTCGCCATTAGGTGCTAATCCGTCGCCAATAATATAACCTGTATAGCCCTCACGCTCTGGTGTTTGGTTAACTCTATCTGCTAATTCGTTTTGTGTACTTGCATCAAGTTCACTACTATCTGTTGTTACTAATTCTGGTTCGCCTCTATCATCAACTTGTAGGGTATATAAATGACTTGTATCATAACCTGCTTTAGGAGCATCAGATTCTGCTTGCGAAATAATAGCATCATTAATTTGCATCTCTTTATCGTAGGTACTAAGTACGTCACGTAGTGTTTGTGATGATCCTTCTTCTGCTGGTAAATCAAGTACTTCTTTGAACTCTTGACTATCAATAATTTGTTTCATTTTCACACGATATAAGTGTGGGTACCAAGTTGGTGAAAATCCTTCACTTGCTCTGTTCACATCTTCAACAACATAATAACGTTTTAACGCCACACTAAAATCATTAAGTGCATTTTCGTCTTTTAAGTGTGGAAGTTCAATAACATCACCAGACATAATTTTACGTCCTAGTGTTTTTACACTATAATTAATTGGTATAGTCATAAAAATAATATCATTTTGTAGGAACAAACCAAATTGGCTCATATCAAAATCTACATCTGAAACACTATATATACCACGCATTGTATAAATGTCAGGATCGTATTTACGATCTCTGTTCTCCATAAACAACATGTCTTGTATATTAGTTTCTTTTACAGCATCGTACTGTGGTTGATCAGCTGTAGCAGATGCATCATCTGGATTCTTAGGTCCTAAGTACTTGTGTACAAAGACGTCGGTACCTCCAACGGTAAACATCTCTGTTATAGTCTTATCTAAGAATGAATAATCTTTCCCTCTTTCGGGTTTGTATAAACTAAGTCTCGGCATAACAATAGTATTTATCGTAACGCATAAATACATTGTACGGAGAAGATACATGTCAACAAACATTAATACAAAAAAACAAGAAGTTTTCAAATACGTAGAACTAAGTCTCGGTGGTGGAATGATCGATGTTGAACTCGATCCAGAGCATTATGAGAGTGCCCTTAACACAGCATTTACTAAATTTAGACAGCGTAGTGAAAATAGTGTTGAAGAATCATACATCTTTTTACCTACAGTAATTGATCAAAATGATTATGTACTACCAAATGAAGTAATGGAAGTTAGACAAATTTTTAGAAGATCAATTGGATCACGCACAGGTGGCGGAGATGGCGGCACATTGTTTGAACCATTTAACCTGGCTTATACAAATACATATCTATTAGCAAGTAGTAACATGGGCGGACTATCAACTTATAATGCATTTGCAGGATACCAAGAACTTGTAGGACGTATGTTTGGATCATTCATTGAATTTAAATGGAATAGATCAAATAAAAAACTTACAATACTACAACGTGCTCGTGCAGAAGAAGAACTGTTATTAGAATGTTACAATTATAGACCAGACTTTGAATTGTTAGATGACTATATGGCTGTACAATGGATCAAAGACTATACACTTGCAAAGTGCAAATATATGTTAGGCGAAGCACGTAGTAAATTTGCTACAGTCGCAGGCCCACAAGGCGGCACATCTTTAAACGGTGATGCCTTAAAAGCTGAAGCACAAGCTGAAATGGAAAAACTTGAACAAGATCTAGCACTAGCAGTAGCTGGTGGCGTAGGATACGGCTTCACAATCGGTTAAAATAATACTTGACTTCTGCTAAATTATAACGTATACTATACATTATAAATTAAGGATTCATTATGATTATTGGAATTTGTGGACTAATCAGTTGCGGTAAAGGTACAGTAGCAGATATTCTAGTTGACGATCACAGCTTTGAAAAAATTAGTTTCGCAGACAAACTTAAAGACGCAGTATCTTTAATGTTTGATTGGCCACGTGATATGCTAGAAGGTGAAACTCCAGACAGTCGTTACTGGCGTGAACAAGAAGATACATTTTGGACAAAAGAAACAGGACGTAGTATAACTCCAAGACTAGTATTACAAGAGTTTGGTACTGACTGTATGCGTAACGGATTCTATGATGGCATCTGGGTGAGTTTTGTTAAAAAGACTATTATTGATAATCCTAATAAGAATTTTGTTATTCCTGATGTACGCTTTGAAAACGAAGTAGAAGTTATTAAAGGTATGGGTGGAAAAGTTTGGTGCGTTAAACGTGGACCTGATCCTGTATGGTTTAGACAATATCAAGACTTAGGCATTGAACCAACTGATGTACACCCAAGCGAATGGCGTTGGGCTAAAGCATCATTTGAACATAATATATATAATGAAGGAACTATTGCAGATCTTAAAAGTCAGGTAAAAGGTCGCCTTGTTTCCACTTTGCGCCTTGCTTCTGCATCAACCGCTGACAGTTCGCACAGATAGTTTTTAAGTTACTACGCAACGTATTATTTAGATCACCGTCAATGTGGTAAACATTAAACTGCTCTTTATGAGTACTATGATAGTTACATTTTTCACAAGTATCTAACTGTCTATAACCAGCACGATGCCATTTAGGTATACCCCACATTTTTTTACCGTGATGTAAACAAGTATCACACTGCTTACGATAAAACGTTTTACCGTTCTTTTTATAGTTTACCGCCGCAGGCCGGTATCCGCACTCGCATAAAGGTCTCATATTGTATTTACCTGCCCTTTGTGGTACCTTTTTATGGGGGTTTTGATATATGTTTTTGAAGAAATCATATAAATACTTTTAACAGTTGTTATAACAGGAGAACTTAAATGGCTTTAATATCACCAGGTGTACAAGTTAGCGTAATTGACGAGAGTTTTTACACACCAGCAGAACCAGGTACTACT